GTCAAGGATGATTTTTCTGTTACCATAGGAGACAAGGGTGTAAAAATTGATGGAGTTTGTGCGGTGCATGTTGTGGGTCAGGCTGATTTTTACTGTGAAAGTGATATCAAGGTAAAGACAGAAAAAAACGCAACCGTGAACACAAAAAATAATATGTATGCTGTGGTTGAAAATTATTTAAATGCGAAGGTGTCTAAAGATGCATTGGTGACAGCAGAGCAAAATGTTGATATTATCGCAGGCGGGAGTATGAGTATTCAGGCTGGGGGAGAGATAGAATTTTCAGACTCTACTGCAACGGCATCTAATGTAGATGAGATTATCAAAGATACTGTTGATGGTTTTGGTAATTTAAGAATCCGGGTTGATGACCCAAGTTAGTTGCCTAAATAAATAGAAGGAGGAATGTAACTTGCCGATAGCAAAGCGATGGTCAGACTTTGATTTGGATTTTGTTGCTCATCCAAACACAGGAAAACTAAGCATGAAGCAGGATGCCGATGCAGTTGTGCGGTCTGTTCGTCATTTGTTACTCACTAATCATTATGAACGACCCTTCCACCCAGAAATCGGTTCAAATCTATCTGCGCAATTATTTGAACCTATGACATATGCCACTTCACTTAGAATTAAAAGTGATATAATCGAAGCAATAAATAATTTTGAACCGAGAGTTAGTCTGACGAATATTGAGGTTACGCCAAATGAAGCTGAAAATGCATATTATGTTTCTTTGCGATTTTTTATTATCGACGAAGAGGTAGAGCGCCAAACAACATTTTTGCTAGAGAGAACAAGATAAATGTCGGATTACATAACAACAACTAATAATTTAAAAATTACTGAACTTGACTTTGATTCGATCAAGACTGCACTAAGAACATATCTTCAGGGGCAGGATGATTTCAAGGACTATGATTTTACCGGATCTGCATTAAACATTCTACTTGATGTTCTTGCATATAATACGCATTATAACGGATTTTATATCAACATGCTCGCGAGCGAAATGTTTATGGATAGCGCAAGCCTACGATCCTCGGTCGTGTCTTTAGCCAAGCATCTTGGGTATGTTCCGTCTTCCAGAAGAGGAGCATCGGTTCATGTGGATTTTGATATTACCAGTTCAGCCAGATCGGTGACTATCCCAAAGAATTTTAAATTTACTTCAAAGATCGGAACGGACACGTATACGTTTCTTACATCCAAAGCTCATGTTGCACTATACAACGCAATCACCGAAACTTATCAGATTCCTTCTATTGAGATAAAGGAAGGTATTGCTGCCACAACGTCCTATACTGTTCTGGGCACCAATAACGAGATATTTGAAATTCCAAATGAGAACATTGATACAACTACTCTGGGCGTTTCTGTGGAAGGCGAGACTTATCAACTGGCTGATGATATTACAGAAGTAACTTCAACATCTAAAGTATATTTTCTTCAAGAAGGCGATCAAAATAAGTATCAAATCTATTTCGGAGATGGTTCAGTTGGCAAGAAGCCTAGCAATGGCGATCAGATTCTAATTACATATAATGTTTCGATTCTCGGTTCGGATGGAAATGGAGCATCTACATTTTTTCCGGCGGACACTGTGGCAGGAATGACAGATTCATCAGTGACCTTGAGCCCCGGTTTTACCCGAGCCTCCGGCGGCGCAGAAAGAGAGACTACTTCTTCAATTAGAGTTCAGGCACCAAGGCAGTTTGGGTTACAGAAGAGAGTTGTTACTGCAAACGACTATAAGACCCGTTTAGAAAATGATTATAATTTAGTGGATGCGGTTCGTGTATGGGGCGGTGAAGAGAATTATCCTCCAGAATACGGTAGGGTGTATATTTGTGTTAAACCAAAGACTGGTTTTGTTCTTTCTGAAGCAGAAGAGCAAAGGATTGGTGAAGATATTTTGAAGCGAAGAAATGTAGTTTCAATAAGACCAAAATTTGTTGATCCAGATTATATGTTTATTGTGCCGGATATTAATTTTGCGTATGATCCAAGGAAGACGACGAGAACGCCAGATCAATTGAAGGAATTGGTTAAGGCAAATATATTAACCTATGCTTCTAATGATCTTAGTAAATTTGATCAGTATTTTAGATACTCTACGTTATCTAGAGTTGTTGATGATACGGAAGTGAGTATTATGAACAACAATATGACGGTTGCGATGAAGAAGAGATTTAAGCCCGTGCCCAGAGTTCAGGGTGAGTTTACTATTCTTTTCGATAATCCAATTCATAGACCACATGAAGATCATATGAGAGTTGTTCAGTCTACTCTGTTTAAATATAAGAATGTGGATAATTGTATGCTTATAGATGAAAATGGTATAATGAAAATTGTTGCTGCGAGTACAAAGGTGGATTCATTGGTTCCAATAGAGCAACCAAAAACAAATCCAAGGGGTTATCGTGGCAGCGGCTTGGATACATATTCTATGGATTATCAAGTTGTTGAAAAAAATGTTGGTACGATAGATTATGGTGTGGGAAGCGTGAGGCTTAGAAAGTTTGTCTCGATGGAAATTAAAGACGGGTCGGATTATGTCTACATTCATGCGAAGCCAAGAATTCAGGATATTATACCAAAGAGAAATACAATCATTACAATTGAACCTGATGATATTATAATAAATTGTGTTGATGACACTTTGCGGGTTGTAGAAGATAAAGTACGATCATACTAAGAGGAAACTGAATACATTATGGGAAACGTTGTAAGGACATCAAATGGTCATCAGACTTCATTGCAAGTTCGGCAAAATATACCCGAATTCGTAGTACAGGATCATCCTAAATTTGTAAACTTTATTGAAAAGTATTATGAGTTTATGGCAAACAATTCCCTGATGGCAACAACATCAAATTCCAGTGTATATTATTATGGTGCCGATACAGCGGCAAAAATTTTGCAGGATATTAGGGATGTAGACAAGACGGATTTTGATAATTTTGTTGAGATGTTTCGTCGTCAGTATGCATATGCTTTTCCACAAGACCTTTATTCAGAAGCAAATAAAGCCACATTATATAAGAATCTTGTAAATTTTTATCAGGCAGTTGGCACAGAAGATTCTTTTAAGATGTTATTTCGTTTGCTCTATAACGAAGATATAGAAATTTATTCTCCCAGTAAAGATATATTGATTGCAAGTGGCGGCGACTATGTAAAAAGGGCTAGAATACGAGTTAATTATGTTGATGGATTAAATCGAATAGAGAATAAAAAAATTGTGGGTGCCAACTCTGGTGCGTATGGAACTGTTGAGAGAGTTGAAGTTATGCCGAAAGGCTCTGATACTTTTATAACAGGAAGGGTTGCAAATACAATAACAAATTTTTCGCCTAACCTCCTTTCTTTTTCTAATACCATTCCCAACCCCCTAACTTCAAAATATAATGAAGTAACTCATCCCGAAAAAATATTAGAAAACACTAAAGAAGTTGCTCATGTATATTTGTCAAATTATTCGGGAACATTTGATATTCATGAGGATGTTTATTATTCAGAAGCAGGATCTGCAAATACGTCTGTCTGTGCAAACACAGTAATTCTTCCTGTTACAAAGAAATTGCTTTTGTTTGATGGATTTCAAGGGCCGGAAACTGCCAACGCGGTTGTTTCTGTTTACGATTCCAGACATGCCTATCGGGCAAATAGCACCAATCCTCCTTGGGGTCATGCAAATGTTATTTTAGGACATGCCAATACTCAGGAGTCGGGAAATTATATATTTTATTCAAATACAGGATTTTGGCACACTACTGGAGATGGTGAGGGGCAAATAAAATTAGTGACCAATAGTGTTTTTGGTTCCTTTGGAGGAAAGGCACTTCAAATAGGGAACAACAGTGTTGCGTCTGGTAATGGAGATTATCGTCAACTTGTATACTCTAACAGATATGGATATGGAGGCGAGAATCGTGTTTATCGACTGACTGTCCGAGCAAGAGACATAGGGGGGAATTCTGCCTTTTCTACGGTGGCAGGAAATCGTTTTTCCGCGGGCATTGTAGCATACGATACCAGTGAAAGAATTATTGATAATGATCAATATACAAATCCGCTCACCCCAGATAGTTCAGGATCATATGAAAAGGCATTTTGGTTTGCCTCGGACAACCAATCTATTGATGACGAGTTTTATAACTATGTTGCATACTTCAAGGGCCGAGAAAAAGAAGCAAAGAAATCTGGAATTCCTTTTTCAGAATTAAATCGCGGAAATGGCGGAAGATTGAATCTTCCCAGCGGAACTAGACATTACAATTCTTTACAAAAGGCACTTGATGGTAAGGTCAAACTACCTCATGGTACTTTGTGGTTTACTCCAACGATAAAGGTTAATCAGCCTGCAAACGGAGCAACTTTCTCACAGGGTATTACTCAAATTGATTATATTGCACTAGATGAAATATCCTCTATGCAAAAACAAGAAGGAGCAAGACCCGGTGCATATCGAGAAGATAGCAGCCTTCTTTCGTCTTCATCTAGATTGTACGATGGAAAATATTGGCAATATAATGCATATGATATTCGTTCTAAGCAACAGGTAAAAGATTATAAGACTGTTGTTCGTGAGTCTGCACATCCGGCAGGTGTGGCAATGTTTGGTACGAAGATCACAGAGTCTTCAGCCAACGGGTCATATGAATCCGTAGAAAACAATTTAACAGACACCTTTACACCCGACCAACTAGACTCACTCGCTGCATGGTGGAGAGCCGATGCAATTGGTCCGCAGAATATTGAATATAGAAGATATGACGCCGCAACATCAAACGGAACATACGGCACAGAAAGAAATCGTTTCCCAGTTGGTTGGTCGGATTTTGAGGATTTGGATGAAGATTATGATATCAAAACTTTTGCTTCTGTTGATGTAGTTGCCAAAGGGACCGACGATTCATATTTTGGTGGAAGGGCTTTGAAGATTATTGACGAGCACACTTCCACAGGACCAAATTTTGACTTTCCCACTACATTAGGATTAGGCACCTCGCCGTTCTTCGGTGGCGGCGAGATGGGAAATTATCCTGATGAAGAATTCCCAATTATCATTGAGCCTCATAAAAAGTGGTTACTGAGTTTTTATAGCAAAGTTAGTAATACAACTATAGATAACGGGGATTTTAATTCTCTTCTTGTATACACTGCTTTTGCAAATAATGCCGGAGCAGATCATAGTGGCATTGGTTTGATCGGCAGTCAAGCTGTGGGAAATTCTTATCCAACACCCTCCTCTTCAACTGTATTTAAAGACTTCTCGGCAGAGAATGTCTGGGAAAGAAAATCAATGGTGTTTGATCTTTCATCAAGCCCACATACCAGAATCGGATTTAGATTTCAGTTACCGGACAGATCAGCATTTTCACTGGCAACTGGAAATACTACTTATCATTTTGATGGTTGGATGCTAGAAGAATACGACCCGGCACTACATGGAACCGAATGGGGAAACCATACACCCTCACCTTATATTGAAACTGGAATGAATGGTAGTAATGTTATTTCTTGGTTTGATCAGAGCCTAAACAAGCACCATGTCTATGCAAACACTCATGGTGGAATTTTCTACGCACCCCAATATATTGCCAATGTAGTCGGCGGAAAGCCAGCCGTTCGTTTCTCTGCAAACACTGTGAAGAATGCTGGAAATGTTTATCAGTATAGTTCAATTGGCGGAACTGCGAATTCTATTGCATTGGAATTCGGCGATGCCACAAATTTCAAGCCAACTACATCTGGGCTCCAAGCCAAGTCATTTTCTGGTGGAGATTTTGAAGACGGTCGCGGAACCCTTGCTTCCAATTCCAACTCAAGACCCGTTACCAACACATGGACCGTCATGGCAGTGGTCAGGACAAACCTTGCTCTCAACGCTATTTCATATGATTCTACTTTAACCCAAACTATTATAAATTCTGGGTACGCGGGTGCGAACAATAATCTTAATGATTTTGCTCCAGCAGAAGGAACCTTAAATCTTGGGTATGAGATCATTGGGGAAACAGGAGCCTTGCAGGCAAGTGTGGTTAATGCTACTGCTGGTCTTCATTCAATGAACACTGCCGCGATAACAGATTTTGGAGGAAGCCTATCTTCATCAAATACAGAGTCCGCTTTCCGAATCGTTGGAGTTTCTGTCAATGCTTCCAGCCTCAGTGGAGCTTCTGATGATCTTCTGAATTTCCATATAGATGGAAGGCGGTTTGCTAATTCTGAAATTAATAATTTTGGTGTTTCTGGATTTACAGGGATGGACGGGTATACGCAGAATGTATATGTCACGTCAATTGGAAAGTGGAAGCCTTCAAATAATGTCAGCAATCCTCAGTTGTCTGTGACCAATACATATTTGTATGGTTCGGGAGATTGGGATGGAGATATTGCAGAGATCTTGGTGTTCAACGAGAAGCTATCGAATACAAATATTTCTAAGGTAGAAGGATATCTTGCCCACAAGTATGGACTACAGGATAATTTGATTCACAAGGATGGTATAGAGAATCATGCAAATGCATATCATTGGAGCTTTGCAAATACTCACGATGGCTGGAGCTTTATTGACAACCAACCCAACCAAAACCCACCAAGTACAGTAGGTTTTGAATGGTATGATAATGATACAAGAAGTGTAATTCATGTCGAGGCTCAGGCTGCTGACTCCAATACTGCAATGGAAATCTTTTTGCCTCGTTATATTGATGGGACATACTATAATACATTTAGTATAAAATATGCTTGCTATTTTGGGCTTGCAATAGGCGCACCAGCCACTCAGCAATATTTTAATTTAGCATGGAAGAATACGGAAAGCGAAACGATATATGAAACACAACAACTTACACCTGTATCCAATCATCTTTCTCTTTTTGTGACGCCCTCTATTGATCTTTCGTCAAATGAAAATTGGGCTGGTAAAAAGATTAAATATTTAAGATTTAATTTTTTACATAATAATTTGGGGGGTGGTCAGGAACACAAGGTCGAATATATAGACATTTCAGGAAGAAACTTTACTCATCCATACAAGTATGACGAACCACCTGCTCTTGGAGCAAACACAATGGACAACACAAGCTATTAAGAGTGTTATAAATAGTATTGTATAATTTTTAGGAGAATTTGGATTGTCGGCACTTACTGCGAAAAAATTTAGAGTTTATAGCGCAAACGCATTTCTTTCTTCTGTAATAACAGATTCGTTGTATGCCTATGTCGGGCGTTCTGTTACATGGAACGACGAAACCAATCCGCCTTCTGCAAATGATGACACGCGAGACTTTAATAAAATTTGGGATAATATGGCAGGTGCCATTCGTGTCACAAGGAATCAGGTAGAACTTGGAATTAAGCGAAACGATTGGTCATCTGGGTCGATCTATGGTAAGTATCACCATGCAAACACAACGCTGGGTGATAATTATTATGTTCTTGCCGGTGTCGCAGACAGAGATGTTTATCTTTGCTTGGATAATAATGGAGATTCTCCGTCTACTTCAAAACCAAACCACAAAAACTTTTCACCAAAGAGAGAGGCTGATAGTTATCTTTGGAAGTATATGTATTCCATTCCATCCACTGAGTTTACCAAGTTTGCAACATCAAATGTGATTCCTGTCTATAATAATATAAACAACCAAAGAAGCAGCAGGCTTGGCGCAATTGAATCATTGACAATTAGCGCAAATGCCACAACTGGAATTGGGTCAAACTATCGCGGAAGTGGATTTTCAAACGGAACATCGGGTGTATCCATTAGCAATGGTACTATTTTTACGACAATTCCAGCCAACCACACGACCAATGAATTGAAGCTTGTTGCAGATGCTGGTCTTGCCGCCCATGATGATTATTATGTCAACAGTGTGTTTTTTGTAACATCGGGTAGAGCAAGGGGAACGTATAGGCGCATTGTAGATTCAAAGACGGGGCCTGATCATACGACAACAAATCTTGTGTTTTCTACTGCAATGTCTGGTGTCGCAAACGGAGATCAGTTTGTAATCGGTCCTGCTGTAGAAATACCCGGCGATCTTCAGGGGAGGAATACTTTTAGGGGTTATGCCGATGTTGATTCAGATGGCAAGGTGATAAGAATTAATGTGGTTCATTCTGGATTGAATTATGCGAACGGCGATGTTTCTGTATTGATTAATGGTGTTTATATATCAACTTCTGGCGTATTCAGCGACGGATCTGGGGCAGAGGCAGATATGATACTTGCTCCTTCATACAGTCACGGGTATGATATTCCATATGAGCTTGATGCCAAGTTTGTGATCATTTCCCCAGAAACAATTTTGCCCAGGGACGAACAGACAGGGCAATTTATCGGGTATAAAAATGAGATTCGTCAGTTTGGTTTAATTTCCAAACCAATAGATTCTTATACAAATCAGGTTGCGCGAAAAGATTCGTATGACCAAAGAACCACGGTTTATTTTGCACACCCAACAAGTATACCCTTCAAGCAAGATGAGGTGGTATATGACACGGGATCGGGGATAGAGAAGGCAAAGGCCATTGTGTATGATGTTTGTGGAGACACGGGAAAACAATATCTTACGCTGACAAATGTTCAAGGAATTTTTCAGAATGGAGACACATTGTATAACAGACTTGGAGATTCTGCGAGCATAAGTAGCGCAAATCTATCGTATCATCAATATCCAAGTGGAAGTGGAAATTATCCAATGATGCCAGTACAAGCTGGTGGGTTGACTAAATATACAGGGAATATACTATATCACGAAAATATATCGCCCATTTATCGAAGACTAGATCAAAAAGAAAATTTTAAGATCGTCTTTGAGTTCTAAATAGTATAAAGAGGGAATTTTTCTCATGCCAATAAACTTTAACAAACAGCCATATTTTGATGATTTCTTAGCAGATGCGAATTATTATCGCATGTTGTTTAGGCCAGGGCGAGCAGTACAGGCAAGAGAATTAACCCAAATTCAATCTATGCTTCAAAACCAAATTAAAATGTTTGGTGATCATATATTTAAAAATGGTACTCTTTGTGCAGGTGGAAAAATTGAATATGATAGAAATAGTACAAAGTGGATAGCCGTCAAAGGGCAGGATGCTCATGGGAACCCGGTTCGTGTTCAAGATATTATTCCCGGTATGCGTCTTCGTCGCAGCGCAGAAGCAGATTCTCCATATACCAATGTAAAAGTTCTTGCGAAGGTCGTTGGCGTTCGCAAGCAAGAGCTTCAAGATCCTAATACGATTTATATTAAGTATGAGCGGGGTTCTGATGCTGGCTTTGGGGCAAATGAGAACTTGGTTATATATGAAACCCAAAGCGGCAAAGCCAGATATACTGTAACCACCATAGATGAGCATACATCGGCAGGGGAACAACATCAGGGAAATTCTGCATGGTTTCGTGTAGAGCCGGGCATTTATTATTGGAACGGGTTTTTTATTAAAACTGCTGGTGGTGGTCTTTGTCTTGACAAGTATTCAAATACACCAACATATAAGGTTGGTCTTGTTGTATCAGAAGAAGTTATAACATCTGACGAAAATTCAAAAGACCCTGCATCTGGTTCTACTAATTATGGCGCACCCGGAGCAGATCGATACAAAATCACAGCCACACTCCAGAAGCATGGTGATGGTATAGTTCTTCCAGAAGGCATTCCTGATAATTTCATTCCATTGGCTACTATTGATCGCGGGTTGCTTATTCGTAATGAAAGTATGCAGTCAGATCAGACTGTTTATAATATCATCGGCGATCATATTGCAAAACGGACATATGAGGAAAGTGGTAATTATGTTGTTAGACCATATGAGATTAAAATTGGGAATCATACGACCAAGGACAATCCAAAACTTGCCGTTCAACTCAGCGAAGGAAAGTCTTACGTTAAGGGATATAGGCAAGACCTACAGGGGTTTGTACAAACCAAGTTAGTTAATAAAGGGCGCGACACGGTTGATGTAGACAATATGGATTTTTCCAATAGATATGGTGATAATTTTGTCTACATCTATGATCGTGCATCCGGTGGTTCTGATAGGCACGCTGAAGATGCAAATGGTATTTTTGTTATCGGATCTGGTGGCGTAGAATTCAATCCAACAAGTTCTGCCTTTGGTGTTCGTGGCGAGGCAGTCTCTATTCATAGTGTTCCGAGCCAACTTGTTGTTGATTATGGAGTGACTTCTGGTGATACAGATGGTCATCGCTGGAAGTCTACCTTGGTCGGGACGGCAAGACCAATGCAGATGGTGTATGATAAAGAAGCAAGTCAAGCCTCTGCTGCACAACAAAGACCCGGAAATGTATATCGCCTTTGGTTAGATGACTTTAAGCCTGCTTCATATTCAAATACAGTTTCTGTAGATAATATTAAGACCGGGCTTACGGGAGCAATTTCCAATTCAACATATTCTGTATTTACATTTACACAAGACACTTCTCATGGAATAACTGCCAATGATCGAATTTCCATTACGGGTGGAAGTTCTACGTGGAATCATACTCAATACCAAGTTCATATGGCAAACAGCACTGCATTTGTAATTGCGAGCGATCATGAAGCTGCGGGAAATCCAACTGATCTTGTCGCATACCGCGTTACTGGAAACACGAGCCATCTGAGAACGGTTGTTCTCAATACAACAGAGTCTTCTCCTGCGTGGAACGATTCTTTGGTTGGCGCAAAAATTTCAACAAGCGGAACCCGAACGGATTCTGGCGGAAATCAAATTTGGGGAAACAATTCCGCAAGAACTATTGTGGGATATATAGGAACCCATCGCGATGGCAGCGGCGCTCCAGGGCAGTATAGGGATAAGTATGGTTGGTCGAAAGATGCAACTGTTATAGTTGATCGGGATTGGGAGGTTCCTCCGCTACAGGGAGACACGTATACCATCGCGTTTGATATGAAACAAGCTCGATCTATTGTACATAATGTGAACAAGTCTGCCACTGGTGCCGATCAATATCCTGCCGCAATTAATCAGAAGTGGAATATTGATCCTATTAATGGTGTCCGATCAAGAACTTCAGAAGACTCTGAGAAGGTGTCTGATGCGGTGTTTGGTAATCGCGTCGGCGGCGATTGTAATTATAATGAGATTGCAGCCGGAGATAAACTTCTTTTTTCCACAGGCAATAATCCAAAGTTTGCTACTAAGTCAATAGTGAAGCACGGAAATATTGATGCCGGTCAGACCTCTAATACAATTATGTACTATACAGAATATTGCATCAAGAGTGGAGACGGTAGTGCCTCTCTGATATTCACTCCTGCACAAGAAGAAAATTATAAGTTTTGGACAAGATCGGTTCCATATCCATACGAAGATGGTCCTGTAACTGCAACTGAAATCAAAGATAACTATATTGTTGTAGATGAGACAACTGGAAATGTAATTACTGATTACATCACCTCTGGTGATCTTAATGGACATTCGTTAACATTAGATCGCGCATCCGGCGACAATTGGTTGAATGGTCATAATTATGTTCTTTTATATCCTGCCAAGGCAGAGTTTGCAAACCCAGCATATAAGAAATTAACCAAGGCAAACACGACACATACACGACATATAAATCAGTTGTCGGTTGCGGGGGATCATACGAATTATGATCGTGGGCAAATTCAAATAGATAAGAATTCCTATGGGGTTTTGACTAACAATTCGAGAATTTCTCTTGGTATTCCTGATGTATATAAGAATCCTAATGCAACAAACTTTAAGGTTGTTCAGGAATTTAGAAGTGAGAACGCAAATACTGATTTGGCAAACACAACTCATAAAGATGTCACCACGAGCTTTAGGTTGGACACAGGCCAACGGGACATGTTCTATGACAATGCGTCGCTTGTTTTAAAATCAGGGTCAAATTCGCCAACAGGAAACCTCATGGTTTGTGTGGATCGTTTTCAGCGAATGACTGGACCCAAGAGTGATACCACAAGAACAGCCAATACAGATACCCCTGGATATTTTTCTATAGATTCATATCAATACACAACAGATCTTACGTTTGATAGTCCTGCATCTATAAGTTTTTTGGTTCACGATTTAGTAAAGGGTGAAGATTCTGGCGCATCTGGTTACATCGAAACTTTTTCAAATACGGGTCCGGGTTTTGCCAAGGCAAGACTTGTAGATGTGGAAGGAACTTTCCAAGTTGGAGAAAATGTAAAAAAGGGTGACGCTGTTGGTAGAATCAAGACAATCGTCGAAGCTGATTTGGCATACAGCGATATTCCAGTATATACCGATGCAGCTAAAATTCCACACCTTCTTCGTAATCATATTGATATGCGACCCTATGTTACATCTAATACAAGGGTTAGCGATACCATTGGTGGAATCATGCCCCTTATTCCAACCTCTGAATCGTTCAATGCAGGAATCAAGTCGGGTGAGGCAGTTGTTGGTTCAAGTATGGCATCCAGAATTAGCGTCACAAATTATGCAGGAAGAAAAGCAAAGGTCACAATGTCCAAAGATGGCTCCGTTGGAATTATTAATGGAGCATACTCCTTGGATAAAACAAAATTAAGACCTCCCAAGGACGACGATAATGATGACGCGCTCACTCTGTTCACATTAGAGATTCCTCCATATACAGATAACCCAAGGGATGTTATTGTCCAGAGACATACGGCAATGCGATATACAATGCGTGATATTGGTCGTCTTGCCAAGAGGGTTGAGAATTTAGAATACTATGTTTCTCTGAACGCACTGGAACGGGCTACTGCTGATGTTGATGTTACATTTGAGGACGGCACAGATCGTTTCAAGAATGGTATCATTACAGACAACTTTACTGGAGATGCAATTCGTGATGTAAGAAGTTCTGATTTGTCCTCTGTGAGTAATAAGGGTGTTTTGCGACCATTGTCAACATTCTCTGACAGAGGGCAGATGATGATGGATATTGATATGGCGTTGGATAATAATGGTGCCTATGTCCGTCGAAATTGGTTGGGCGGAAGAAACACTGGGGAGAGTCGTAGAAGATTTGGAATGCTTGAATATACTCCAGTGGATTTTCAATCTCAGCCAATTGCAACGATGTCCATGAGTGTAAATCCATTTGATCTTCAGAATTATACTGGAACGCTTGACCTTTCTCCCGATTATGATCGATGGATCAGTACAACCAAGTCACCAGAATATGAAGTTAAAATTCACGGAACTTCAGATTCCGAATTTAGTATGTTTACAACGATTGATGAAAATTCAAGTGCTGATCAAATTGTACAGGCACTACAAAGTTATGATTCTCTTTGGGAAGATATTGCAGGAACTTTTGGAATGCGTGATGATGATATTCAAGGTGAGATTGTTTCTTTTGAACAATTAGAAGACGGGACATATAACAGAACAACATCTGCGCGATCAATCACTCTTGGTAGTGTTCAAGATCAAAGGATGAGCACGGCACAAATTGATGCTGCCATTGCGCAATCTGGTATTGTCGATGGAATGACCAAAAAGCTGGAGATTCTTCCATATATTAGATCAAGAGATATCTATCTCCACGCCAAGGGGCTCAGGCCAAATCATCTTGCAGTTACCAAGTTTGAGGATGTTGGTGTTGAATATGCTTTTAGTCGGGCAAATGAAATTTATATGAAATTTGATTCTACCAAACTGGCACTAAACACTACACAATTCCTCCCAGACCAAAACGGAGATTATGAAAAGGTTAAGATTTATAAAGAAGGTGATACTTCTAAGACTGCCAATGCCATACTGATGGCTATTCGAGACGTTGAAACTTCTGGTGCTCATGATCAAATAGCAAGAAACAATGTTCGTAGAGGATTTATTGTTCCTGTAATTCATAATGAAGATACAGGTAAAGTTGATTATGCTACATATAAGGATGGTTATTATAGTAGTTCTTGGACTAATTCAAATATTAAAACTCGTGGCTGGCAGGGCACCGATACCAATCTAATTGTTGAGGGGTATGAATCTGGTGCCAAGGCATATCTCTGGGGCGGCGGAACACATAATTACAATGGTCATTATACGGGAACTGCGAGAAATACTGGAGCAAACACAACACACTTGCTTCTGTCTCCAGATGCTTCTCGTTATATTTCAAAGAATTTTGGAACCACTGGTCCCGATAACCCGACAAGTTATACAGGAATTCCAAGAGAGACTTTGATTCGGTTTGTTGATGGCGCAGGTAAATATCAAGAATGTATTGCTAATACTGCCTTGGCTACAGAAGAGAATGGCTCTATTGTTTTGGAATTGAGAAAAAATTCACGAGGCGACACTGGTGTCAGAACCAATTGGGTTCATGGGGCAATCAATCAAGACGGACCTGACTCCAATCCTACGGTATACTCAATAAGAATGGAGCCTGTTGAGCCTTCAATCAGAAATCATAATATTACGCAGCGTGGAACACAACATTCGCGAAGCACATTCCATGGAGAGAAGATGGGCATTCTTCATCTTCCAAGTGATATTCGCCACGAGTGGACATATGGAAGGAAGTCTGTTGAGGTAATGGATCGTTATGATCGAACCGAAAATTTGATTACAAGTTATGCACAGGCATATTATTTTGCAGAAGGCACCGGACAACAAACCGCAGATAGTTCTAAGGTTCTGGGTGTTCTTCAAGAGGTTAGAAGCAAACTCAATGCCTATAGAATAAATAATCACGCAGAGGATCTTGGTTATGTTCCGGGCATTGATAATTTCTCAGAAAATCCACGCGAAGGTAAACTTGCTGTAATTAAAAGCATTACAGTAAACGAGGGTGCCGGTGCCAATGGTCAATATACTGGATCTGAAACTTTCCGACCTGGAAGATCAACATACGGTAGAGTTGCCGAAACTACAGTTAATGAATTGGGAAATCAATACTTTATGAAGAGCGGCGCATACTTTACTGCGGGGGCAATTACTGACGCCTTCATAGAAGAAGATTCTCAATTGGTTGGTTGGATGTGGGTTCCGAAGATAAATGGCGGCGGAGAAATTGTTGGGTGGGAAAAGCAAACTGCTAGCATCGATGACCTGAGAGAACAGCCAAACAGACACACGAACTCGCCGACAACTGCAACTAATCCCGAAGGAGATGTGTAAGAATGTCTATTTATGAAGACAACATTAGTATTAATCATATGGACTGCCTTGCTGCTTTAGGGTGGCTTGCCTTTGATACTACACATATGGGAGATCCAGATAGTTATTTGATGTCGCCTTGCTGTACACACGGTTACCGCGCAGTGTTCGGTCCAAGACCCGCACTGGATTATGTTAGAGCGTATACGGATCTCTATTCGCGGGTCAACCCGGGCACGGGCGAGACAGAATATCGAGGGCATTGGGCGGTGGACAGCTCAAGGGCTAACTTCGCGGGCGGCCCCGGTTGGACGTTGGTTGCATCAGCAGAAGACCTCGCGGTCTGGGATTGGAGCGACGACGAAGGAGTAGATCGACCCGACTGGTTCGTGCGGGCGCAGGGTGCCGGAAAAGATTCCAGTTGGGTGTTGGTTGCAGGAGCAACAGACATTGCGATCGGGGCACCTGTAGAAGCCCAGGCAAAATATTGGGCAACCACACAAAGTGATATTGCGACAATTGAGCAAGAATATGACGCTGAAGATTGGGCGGGTCGTGATATTACAGAGGCAGATTTTCAAACTTCTGTTTCGGAATATACAAAACAATATGGGCACGCCATTCATGACTGGAACCATTATTGGTGGTGGTTTGGAATCTTTTTTTATCCCCGATACTCTGCCACAACGACAACCACCGCTTCACAGGTTCCGTATGACATTACTTCTGACTATCAAGAGACGACAGCATACTATAAGTATTGGGGCTGGCGAGGAAATCGGTGGCGTTGGTATAGAAGTTATTATGGTGGTCAGTATGCTTCTTTAACACAAACAACTACTGCCACTGGCGCGCTTCAGGGATGGTCAAAATCAGAACATAGTCAAAATGCGCCTGGTGTAATTAGTCAGACATCTACACTTCCTAGTGCTGCTCAGTTGGGCGATACAGACAAAATACATTGGGTTCGTTATGGGTCAAGAAATCTAATTGGCTTAAAGCGGTGCAAGGACGGTTATGGAGCAACCGGACCACTATACGGGCATAATCATGGTATATATGGGCAAACACCAAACTGGAGGGGTTTATCACGAGAAGATTATAGTATAAACGATATTGTGCAACCCGGTCAGTCTGGTGTTGGTGGGCTTGTCCCAAACATTATTTTTACGGGCGGCGAACTGGAGGGTGTTCAGGGATTTGCCGAGTGTGAAGAAGACCCAACCTCTCCCGATTTTGGTTCAATTAAAAGTATTAACATTGGTCAGGGTGGATTGAATTCTCAGTTGGCAGGAACCGATCCCGGCATTACTATTCTTACTGATATGCGAAAGATAGGATCTTTGCCTTTTGATCTTTCTTTAACTCCCTCGGAAGTTAGTCTCATTGAAGCTCCTGCTGTTTTAGTAGACTCTCCAGAAAACTATGCACATTTTGGTAACGAAGGTTCTGTTGATATAGAAATTACTACAGACCCAGAAGAGATTAAAACTGCTTATCCTTGGATGTTTAAGACGAAGGAAGAGATGCACGCACTTCTTTGTGACGGGTATCATGATCCAGTTGCTCAGACATTCATGGTCAATCAAACATTACATCCAGATGGAATCTTCTTAACGTCAGTTCAAGTTTGTTTCCAAAATAAACCTGACCCCGATTCAAGAGAATGGGTGGTTCTTGAAATTAGACCAACCAACAATGGTTATCCAGATCATGAAAAAGTTTTAGCTCAAAAGTGGTTGACTAACCATCAAATAAATGTTGCAGACAATGCAGAAGCAAATATAGATAAAAATTGGGATTGGCCTACCGGAACAGGAGAAAGAAGGTATCCTACATTTGATGATCCAACAGGAAAATCCTATACGGAATTTATTTTTAGGCAACCATGTTACTTAGAGCCTGCAAAAGAATATGCCGTTGTAATTCGTTCAAACAGTTCTGATTATAGGGTTTGGCTTGCAGAGTCAAGTCAGCCTGTGGCACCAAGATCCGATGATCAGTCCAGATTGGAGCAATCCGAAGCTGCCAGAAGAAGTGCCGTCTATGGCAATGAATTTGGTGGTTCTTTCTTTGTTTCACACAACGGAAGAACTTGGGAGCCAGAACAAAATAAAGACTTGATGTTTAAGTTGCTCAAGGCTGATTTTGGTTCTGGCACGGCGATATCACCGGCAACTCCATTTACAGGAACCATTGATGTTCGTGCCAGTGGTGGTTTACCGAATGCGGTTGATTATGATCGTATTAATATTTCAGTTCAAAAGGCACTAATTCCAAAGGTTGGAGTAACTCAAATCACAGGAACAGCATATGGACTAACAAAAACAGATGCCGAGGGAGGAGCCACGGAACCCACCACTGTTATAGATGGTGCCTATGGTGACAACCTTGCCGGTGAAGTCAACACCCACGATTTAAATGAGACTATGAGATTGCTTGCTAGCAAACCATATGAGCAATCTTCCTTTAAGTCTACATTTACATTGTCTACAACAAATCGCGACGTTTCTCCTGTGCTTGATATGGATCATGCCAGTATATTCCCGGCAAAGAATGAAATCAATAATGGTGAGCTTACTGTTAATGATATTAATATTCTTTCTGGCGGCAGTGGTTATCAGATAGGTACTCGGTTTACTGTCTCTGCGCCACCAGATAAAAATGGTGTGGGGGGAAGTACAGCAAATGCATACTTTAAGGTTTCTAACCTGGGAGATAATGATAGAATTCAGGCAGATCTTTCAACCAGAGGCATTGTTATGTGTGATTCGGGTGGAACCGAAACAACCACTTCGGGCGCAGGATTCTATAAGGAAATTGTGGATCAGGCTTCGCACATTTCAACGGTTACTGGTAGTGGGAGTGGGTCTGGGGCGTCCTTTGAAATTCTTTCAGAAGAGGGTGCCTCTGAGGGTAATGCCAAGATGCGTTATGTTACCAAACCAGTCACGCTCGCAGACGGAATGTCCGCAAGGGCACTCAAGGTTTTCCTTACTGCCAAACAGCCCTCTGGAAGCGAGATTCATGTTTATTATAAGGCACTTTCTGAATTTGATTCAGATGACATTGAACAGAAGTCTTGGAAGAGAATGTATCAAAAATCTCCAGACAGAAAGGTTACGTCTACTGCCAACCGAGAATATGAGTTTACTTCGGATGAGTTAATTTCATATACTACTATTGCAGGAGAATCTTTTAATACATTCAAGACCTTTGCTGTCAAGATTGTTGGATTTGCTTCAAATGAAGCACAGCCGCCCATTGTTAAAAACTTCAGGGCAATCTCTGTATTTTAAATTAAAATGCCTGATGACGATTTGGTAAAGACGGACGATCCGAATTATATGAAGAATCCTGAAAATGGATCATTGGTATCTACTGATGTTCGTGCATTTAAGAAATTTAAATTACAACAAGAACAACAAGAGAAAATAAAAATTAAAGAAAACGACCTAAATAATATTAAGTCTGAAGTGTCCGGCCTTAAGAACGAGCTTGGCGAGATAAAGGACATTTTGAAACAGCTTTTGAATAAATAGGACGTTTTAATTAATGCCCAAGTTTGAATCTTCCATAAAAGTCAGCACACTCGAAAGCCTTACCGGCAATACTCCTTTAGTTCATCTTGGAGCAGATAATCGTGTTGGTGTTGGTACAGACAAACCCGAAACCAAATTGCATGTTAATGGTGCAATTACGGCTTCGGGTTTAATTATATCAGCAGGCGCTCTTGCAACACAAGGGGATGCTGCCGAAGTCCTTGGCTTTACTCCCAATATGGATGAATGGTATGTAAATACCGATGGAAAAAATGTTGTCAATGGCTGGACTCAAACGTCGGGTAGTGGATCTGCCACAGAGTCGTCTGATAGACAACTAGGTCTTGCCAGCGCAGAATTTGATAATGCCGAGGTTATTTGGGAACGGGAAGTTGTTTTTGATTCTCCATTATATGCAAACGTATTCCTCCAAGGAACCATATCCTATAAGTTTGACTCTTGGAGTTCTGGCACTCCCGGCATTGCAATCACTGTTACCCACCGAGAAAAAGCAAATTCGGATTATGATAGCATTACAGACGACGTAATTAATTGGAAATCTTCAATCTCCAATACGTTTATTACACCCGTTTCTGTTGACTCAAGATTGCCCACCGGATTGGGTAAGTGGACATCTGGTGCATTCCGGGCACACACTCCAGGCAATCGAGAAATTACAAAACTTAAATTTGAGATTATCTCTTCTTCGGATGAATATTATGATACTGCGATTAATGATGGCGGCTCTGGTAATGCAACCTCTCTGGGCAACGGGACAGCCTATAATTGGAATCTTGATGGTTTTAATTTTAGTTTCATGCATCCCGATATGCGGGTTGATCAGCTTGGAAGAATAAGCGGGGCATTTATTGAAGCAGCGACAATTGACGATCTTCATATCAAGAATATGATTTCATCAACATCTTCTTTGATTGATGATCGCCCAACGGGGCAAGACCCTGAATTGGATACATTAATTCCAGAAGGGCATGAGCAATATCCTGATGGCGGGAAAGCAACCGGATTGGCTGTCCAGGGTCTTGTTGCAAATGATGTTTATGCCTCTGGTTGGAGTATTAGTAAAACTGGAACAATCAAGGCAACAGATATTGAGATTTATGGTAGCAAGGGAAATGTTCTTATTTCCGGTGATGGTGAAATCGACGGAAGAGAAAATCCATTTGCCCGTTGGGCAGATAGATCTCTTGAGGCTCTTGATCCAGACGCGAGCGCATATCTCTATGGGCTTGATTTTACAGAAATAAATCGAACAGACCTTTTTGCAAACAATCGGATGCTTTTGACAGACGGATTAAGTTCAGATGAAATTGTTGCAAATCAACACTCCACATTTATCGCAAACAACACACCATCTGGTTCTGCGTCTCTGGGTTCTGATTATTCTAATGGTTCGATCTTCTTTAATGGTATTACAACTAATGCTCCTCCTGGCTCCATTGTCATTGGGGAGAACAAACCGTTCATGCACAATAGAAAGGGATATATTCTCTTTCTTGCCAACACACAAAAATGGGATAGTAACGAGGGAGTATATCAAAAATATCACGCCAACACATATTTGGGAGAGTATGGTCTTTATGTTTTTGGTCAACAAACAGTTGGCGGCTGGATATATCATCCACACGGAAATAATTCATTATATTCTATTTCCGAGACAGTTCCTACTGACGATCGTCTTCAGCAAAATGATTTTCTTGTTATTGGTTCAATGGGAATTGATGGGAGTGGAGAAATTGACAGTGCTTCTACGAGAATTGAGGCACCGCGTCATCCCGACACCATCACAAATACAGAAAGATCAACGGCACCTCCAATTGGAATCATTGCCGGTGGAATTCTTTTTGCTGACATTCATGTCAACCAATGGAATCATTCTGCCAACGTAGGCGAACTTCAATTTACAAATAAAACAAACAACCCAAATACATCATTCACCTTTATTCACCCCGGAACTGTTGCCGACGGCGACAGTGTTGTATATAGATGTAACGGTGCGTATGGTGTCCTTACGAGCCTTGAGGACTTCCCTGGCTCAAGATATATTACATTTGTTGGCGCAGATAGAACAGAAAACCAAAAAGCAACTGCTTCACCAGACTCTCGGTTTATTTTACAAACAGGACATTCTCCCGATTTTGTTGCGGCTTTCCCAATTGGCAATCGATGGTTTTATAATCAAGATGAGGGTAATTACTCTGAGTTTACTCCAACAGAACGGGACTGTATTGTTGCGCGAGTAGATTCAGATGGAGTTTCATATGCCGGGGGTGATGGTTCCAGCAAAATTACAAACATATATCGGTATGCAGAACGCGCAGCACGAACGCCAGACGGTTCCTTTATTGATGATATGATCGTCAACCCGCCACAAGGAATGGCACATGGCGGCGCAGTTTTTGCAGATTTCCGAAAGAATGAAGAGTGGGTGAGCGGCGACACATATCAAGCCAACAGTGGCATCATTGCCATGACAAATTCGGAAAACACCCCAAGAAACACATTCTTTGTAATTCACCCAGAAAACACATATACGTGGGAAGTAGATCAGGTTGGCAAGGGTGTCGTAACAAACAATGCGACCATAGGGACTCGTCATATCGCATTCGTTGGTGGTGATAACAGATCTGCTCCGGGCTATGTTAATCGTTTTCCAATGGCATCCGGGTTTGAAGATGTTGCCAATGATTTTATTGCCGTTCTCAAATACGATGACAGCGGAAACACGGCACCAATCGTGGATGGAGTCCAGTCGTGGTGGTATGATAACGGTCAAAACACGTCAACATACTTCACGCCTCTCGCAAACGACTTTGTTGTTGCAACCGCAGTTTCACACGATGATACCTCAAATGGAATAGAACAACTATACATTTGGTCTTCAAGAGAAGCAAGGATGTCCGACGGAACAACCTTGACAAGCATCAAAAATGCTTTGGATCTTGCAATTGATTCCGCAAACAACGCAGCCAACCTTGCCATGGAACGTGCCGTGGAGGCATTGGATCTTGCCGGAAACGCATTGTCTAATGCCTATGCCTCTCTCGGGCTTTTGGATGGAGAGATTGCACTATACTTTCAAGAAGAAGGAGACACTGTTGAGGGTGGTAGTGGAAAATTTTTAGAGGGGGTATCCCATGTTGATTTTGATTATGGTGATATTTGGATCAATACAATTCAACATAATAGAAACATCGATGGTTCCTGGGACACCAATGCGATTTTCCGATACGCAAATACAGAACATGGTTGGCATGACACGCTTTCGTGGTGGCGCAACGCAAATAGTGCATTGGGTAGGGCAGCACTAAAAACTCTGGAGAATAGAGATTTTTCAGATCGTGCCACTGTCATTCATTATGCAGATCGTTCGGCAGAGTATCATCCTTTCTATGGTCCCAATGTTGCAGTTATTTCTTCGGGTTCTGATAAGCCAGCAACGATTCCAAATCTTAATCCAGAAGGCGATCTTTGGTATGACACCCGACCTTCTCCGGGGCAGACGGGTCCATCTAATCATGCATATGTTTATAGAACAAACACTTCATTTAGTAATACTACACATTATAAAACTTCGGGTGAAGATGGATATGTATCTGACACCCATAAGGGATACATTGCAACAGGTAAGGGTGCCTGGTCCCAGACGACTCATAACTCTGCAACAAGCGGTCCATGGAATCCTGCTACTGCGCAGACAGGTTGGTGGAGTCTTCAAGATCCGGCAGCCGGTGATATTCAGTCGTTGGTGGATGCTGAAGCGGCGACAAGAGAGGCGGAAGACAATATACTTAATGCCTTGGTTGGGGATGCACAAGCCGCTGCTGATCGTGAGATTTTGGCATGGTTCCAACCAGAAACGGAAATTCCAGATGCGTCAGGTAATGGTGATGTCTGGATTCATACCGATAATTTAATTAAAACCGACGGAACCCTGAACACAGGGGCAATCTTTGTTGCCAATACAAAGAGCGGAAGCTATGATGATTTGAATAATCATTACTGGTGGCCGGCACCGAATAATGCCATCGGCTTGATGTATGCCGAGGCATATTCTTCTGGTATTGCCGGGGAATTTGAGCGTGGCACAAATTATGTTCCACGCGCATTATCTACCTGGGACTCTCCTGATTCTGATTATACATTTGATCATACGTCGAGCCTTCTGCCATCTAAAACGCCATATTATATCACGGGGTTTAATTCTACATCCTTTGCTCAAAAAGCCACTTCAAATGCTTGGCACGGATCGCACAGTTTGCTCTTGAGTGTCAACGAACCCTCTCTACCGGGGCGTCGTGCCTTTATGTTTGCCAACACAGATTTTACTTCTGGGTCTAATCCGGCATTAGAAAATCCCGACCAAGATACATTTGATGTATACGCAATTCAAATTCCAAAAGGAAAGCGGTGGGTTTATTCATTATATGCGACATCGAATCATGGAGGAACAGTTTTCCCGATTGACTCGGATGGCTGGGAAGAAAACAGACTTTGTGCTATTACATCTAATGGGAGTCCGATTTCAACCACAATGCTTGTTGGGGACAATTTTACGGTTTCCAACACAAGCTGGACGAGACTACATGCTGTTTTCGATTTTACGACAGGCGACAATTCTCAAGCAAATAGTATTATCCTTGGAGTCCAGGGTAGAAAATCATGGACTGGTATTTCTGATCCGCATTACATGTGGGTTGATGGTGTTCAGTTAGAAGAAGTCCCCGATAATGTATATAATCCCTCTCAGTACAAAGAACCTTCTGATGGAAAGGCAATTGTCTTCGGTCGTGAAATTACAGATGGAAAGATTGTAACTTACTTCGGACCAAATTATGGAGATGGCAATCCTTGGTACGGACCCATTCCAAACACCACGCCATCAGGTCTTCCTAACCCAGAACCACACGGAGACTTCTGGGTCAACACGTCAAATAATAATATTATATTCAGATACCATCAAAGCGGCACTGACGTTTCTTCGCAGACAGTATACTGGACCTCAGAAGTTAATGGGTCTGGTTGGTATTCGACAGAAGACCTCCGAACAGGGAATGCATTAACAACTTCCTATTATGCAATTGCCAACGCAGCCTCGGCGCGGGCAGCAGCGGATCGTGAAATTGTTGCATACTTCCAAACCACTGCACCCGGTCTTTCTGGTAATGGTGATATTTGGATTGACACTGATAGTTTTGCGACATTAAATTCAAGTTCAATATATGTTAATCGTCAACAAGATGGGGCGGATTGGGAAAATTCACCAGACAGCGCAATTGGTCGTGCATACTTGCGGGGTTGGTTGGCGGGTGAGCAAGCCGAGCGCGGAGAGGCACTCGCGATTGCTGCTTCCGGCGGCAAGGCATTTGAGTTCCCGATTGCTCCTACGGTCAATGGTATTATTGGTGTTGGTGCCACGGGTAATGTTGTATTCTATAAAAATAGTACGAGCGAATATCAGGTAGATCAGCCAGACGCCCGTGGAGAGATTTATGTTACCAATCGTGGTGGTATTGATTTTGTAGGGCCGAATGGTTCTATTTGGTATCCTCAAGCCGCAACTTATCCTGCATCAAATTATGGAATGCCCGAGGCGGGTATAATTCTTACTCCATATGGACATAATACAGTTCCAAATGGTGGAGAGGTGGTTGCCAACGGTTATTTGATGTACACCAACATGAATGCTGCCGCAAGATTCTCTACAACAGCCGAAAATGCGTTTGGTACTCACAGACATATCATTCCTGTTTTGTGGAACGAGGATGAAAATACATGGCACGCAGTTGATAATAATAACAATAAGTATCCATTTGTGCCCAATGCAGCAAACGGCGACTTTATTGTTGCCAAGATCACTCGCCCAACAACAGTTCCTGAGGGTCTTGCAACTCTTCAAGATTGGGTCTTTGATGTTCTACCCACACAGATTAAATCATTCGTAGACGGAAAGATTGTCACCCATTACGTGACACACTATGCAACGTCTGGGCCAGATAAAGGTAAGTATGGTCCGATTCCTAACACAACACCAACAGGAATTCATAATCCAAATCCACATGGTGACCTTTGGATTGACACTTCAAACAACAATCTAATCTTCCGATATCACCAAAACTCATTTAATAATTATGCTCAAACAGTGTTCCATGCTCCGATAACTCCTGCAAACACAATGGCAGGATCGCACAGTCATGACCCATCAATATATGATAGTTCAGAACCTTGGTCTGGATGGTACTCGACAGAAGACCTAAGAATTAATCTTGCATACACTCTGGCAGAATCTGGATTTAATTTAGCAGACACTGCCCGACAGGCAGCAGCCGATTCGCAGGCTGCTGCCGACAGAGAAATTCTTGTCTTCTTTGATCCCAGTGAAAGTGATCCTCCGACATCAACTGGTAATGGTGATGTTTGGATTGTTCTTGATCATGCATTCAAGCCAGGAACAAAAATTGCAAATACAGAATCAATTCGTGTCTCAAATACGAAAAGTGGTGGTCTTAATGCTGGCGCACCTCTACGTTGGCACGTATCACCAAATAATGCAATTGGTCTAAGTTATCTTAACAATTATGCCTTAACCAATAGGGTTCAGGGTATTGCCGACGGGAAGGTTGTCACATTCTATGGTCCTGAATACCCAGAAGATTTAAGTGGACCTCCATGGTATGGTCCAAGACCAAACACAACACCAAGCGGTCTGGATAATCCAACCCCACACGGAGATTTCTGGATCAACACATCCAATAACAATCTTGAGTTTATCTATAATCAAAATAATGCCAGTATCACCACTGATCCAGATAAGGCATATGCACAAACCATATTCTGGAACCCAGGTATTAGATTTAGATTTAACACAACATCAGATCCTTCTGGATGGTATGGCACTGAAGACCTTCGGACTGCTAATGCGCTCTTGATAGCAGACACTGCCCTCCAAGATGCTGCCACGGCACAGGCTGCTGCCGACAGAGAAATTCTTGTCTTCTTTGATCCCAGTGAAAGTGATCCTCCGACATCAACTACTGGTAATGGTGATGTTTGGATTGTTCTTGATCATGCAACTAAACCCGGAACATCAGTTGCAAATACAGAATCAATTCGTGTTGCAAATACGACAAGTGGTAGTCTTCCCGCCGGAGAAGATCGATTTTGGCACGTATCCCCGGAAAATGCAATTGGTCTAAGTTATCTTAACAATTATGCCTCGACTAATGGCGTTCAAGGTATTGCCGACGGGAAGGTTGTTGCGTTTTATGGTCCTGAATATACTGATGGGACATATTATTATGGTCCAAGACCAAACACAACACCAAGCGGTCTGGATAATCCAACTCCACATGGTGACTTTTGGATTAATACATCCAATAATAGACTTGAGTTTATCTATAATCAAAATAATGCCAGTATCACCACTGATCCAGATAAGGCATATGCACAAACCATAATCTGGAACCCCGGTGCCGGATTTGTATTTAACGCAATATCAGATCCTTCTGGATGGTATGGTACTGAAGATGATCGAGTTGCCAATGCTCTTGCTCGTGCAGTCGATGCAAATACATATGCAGAAAATGCAAGAGCGGCTGCCGAGACAGCTCAGCTCCGTGCAGATCAGGCATTTGAAGATGCCGCTGCCGCACAGGATGCTGCCGACAGAGAAATTAATTCATTCTTCCAACCATCAACTGCCGTTGGAACAATTGATGTTCTTTCTACGGGATTTGGTGACATCTGGATTCAAACAGACAATCCAGTCAATTCAGATGGAACCCCAAACACGGCTGCCATCTATAGAAGCAACAGCGTCACTGGTGGATCTGATTATTCGGTTTGGGTGAGCAATAGTACATTCGGTGGAGCCAACAGTGCCATCGGAATGATGTATCTACAAAGCTATGCGTCAGGAATCTCTGGTTCTTATCAACGCGGCGACAACATCATGCCTCGGGGATATTCTTTGTGGGATGCTCCTCTCACAGATTATCTACCAGCCACTTTTGATGATATGTATAGCAATAAAAGCTCATTACCCTCACCCTCTGGTAATATACCCGAGCCCTATCCGCTTTTGTATTATGATGATCCGTACTTTAAAATTAGCGGAGGCACTCGATATCAAGATTTATCAAATGTTGCAATTGACACTTCTGGTGGTGCCAATTCATATATTGGAGGTTCGAGTCTAAGAATAACAACCGCAGTACAGCCTTCTCTCTGGATCGACCCTTCCGCAGATGAACTTATTCTATTTGGTCGTGCCACCCCAACCAGCGAGGTTAACGCACAAGCAAACCAACCGTATGCCATTAAAATTCCAAAGGGAAAGAGGTGGATATTTTCTTACTTCGTAAAGGCAAACACGATAACCGAATCTTCATCAAAATTTTACTTCAGTTTTGCCAACGACACTCATACATGGGCAGGCAGTCATGTCGGAGAAGAGATTGGTATAGATGATGTCGATACATGGCAAAGATATTCGTCTGTTATTGATTTGACAACATCTGATCTTACGGAGGGTCGGTTTAGTGATTATCCATATTGGTCGTCCTTCGATGGCTCCAAGACACCAAAGAATCAAGTAAGTAGCATCACACCCATTCTTGCCGTTAATTCATCTTCTTCTCATAGCATTGATTATTTTATTGACGGTATTCAATTGGAAGAGTCAATCGGCACCCTGCCTTCTGTTTTCAGAGAACCAACTTCTTATGGAGATGTTGTATTTGGAAGGCAAATTACAGACGGAAAGATTGTTAC